ATAACATCTAATCCTGACCCTAAATTTTTAGAGGAGATGAGAGACCATGCCAGAAAAACCAATCACAAATACGCAGACAAACTTGACATACCACGAAGTGCAAGTATTACGTGTGTTAAACCTTCTGGGACTGTTTCTCAGCTCGTTGATAGTGCTAGCGGTATACATGCTCGCCACGCTACCCAGTACATAAGAACAATCCGTATGGATAAGAAAGACCCTATATATGACTTTCTTAAAAATAGTGGTGTACAAGTAGAAGATGAACAGTATAGACCTGATAGTACTGCAGTGTTTAGTTTCCCAATGAAAGCTCCTAAAGGTGCTGTTACTCGTAATGATATGACAGCTATTGAACAGATGGAGAACTGGTTAATATATCAACGTCATTGGTGTGAACATAAACCTTCAGTAACTATATCAGTTAAAGATAATGAATGGATGGAAGTAGGTGCATGGGTATGGGAGTACTTTGATGAGATATCAGGTATATCTTTCTTACCACATAGTGACCATACATACGTACAAGCTCCTTATCAAGACTGTACTGTAGAGGAATACAAAGAGTTACTTGATAAAACACCTAAGAATATTAAATGGGATTCGTTTATTGAAACTGATGATAACACAGAAGGTGCTCAAACACTAGCGTGTACAGGAGGTTCTTGTGAAATTTAGTTATTATCCTATACTTGGAATCCATGTAGGTTTTGAGTTTACTGATTCAGTAGTAGATGATGTACCAATAAGTTATTTACTAATTGATTTGTTTATTGTAAGAATACAATGTGCGTGGTATCCACGATGAAGTTAGCTATCATAGGAAGTAGAAGTATTGAAGATGATGCCTGGACACTTAAAGCCGTGGATAAAGCAGTCCAACAATTAAACCCTACATGCATCCTTATGGGTGCTGCTAGAGGTCCAGACAATGCAGTAAATCATTATGCAGAGTCTCATGATATAGACTTGATTAGGTTCTTACCTTATCATCTACTAGACCCTGTAGCTAACTTTGATAGTAAGCACTTTTTTATACGTACTAAACAGATTATAAACAATGCTGACCATGTATTAGCCCTTTGGGATACTAAGAGTCATGGTACACAGTATGCAATTAGGTATGCTCAGAAGCTAGAGATACCTGTTAATGTTGTAAAATTTGTAAGGTAGTTAATTATTTGCATCTAACTGAAGTTTAAAAGTAGCTCCTTCTCCTTCTGAAGAGCCTAAATGTTGAGCTGCTTTTCTAACTTTACCATAGTTAGATTTTAAATCTTCTGCTTTTATATCTGCAGTAATAGTTTTTAATTTCTCTGATAACGGTATATTTTGTCTATCTTGAGGAGCATCATTAAAATTAAATCTATCAACTATATTAATTTTACCATCTATAACTTCGAAACTAAATTGTCCTAAAGTTTTTTTTACTCTTTGCTCAGGGTCTGTAAATATATCTGTAACAGAGCCTCCTTTTCTTTCAACTGATGTAGTACCTGAAGGATAATGTTTATATTCAATAGTACCTTTAGATTTACCTGTAGCTTTAATTCTTTCTGTTACTCTTTCTTTTATAAATTTTAAGTCACTCTCTTGAAAAAAATCTTTATCAAAAGTCATTTTGTTTTGTAACTTACCAGGAAGCAATGAATTAAAAACAACATCATTAACTAAAGCTTTAATAGGTGCAGGCGTAAATTCTTCTACTAAATTTCCAAGTACTACATTCATTACCATACTATTTCTCCATTAATTTTGTATATCATTAAATCTATTAGTCCAACCTTTTCCATAATCTTCCCAATTATCAAAGTTTTTATACTTTGAAAGTACTTTATTTTTTAGTTGTTCTGCAGTAATACCTTTATCTTTAATAGCTTTAATAGTTTTATCACCTATTAACATATCTTGTTTTGTTCCTGCTAACTCTTGAAGATACTTAATAGTTTTAGGACCACCAGTAACAAGTGCATGCATAGCTACTGTTTGTAATTCTTCTGGAAGTTTATATATTTTATATCTATTATAAAACTCTTCTCTATAAATAGTACTTATAGTTTCCTGGTCTAAGTTTTTCATATCATTAACGGTAGGTTCTTTACCTAAATAACTTTCTAAAGTCTTAGCATTAATACCTTTATTAGTTCCTATTAATTTACCTGAAGTAGTATAGTTACCATTATCTTTTTTCATTTGTTGATAACCACCTTCCCATTTATATACAGAAGACATCATTTTACTACCAGGTTCAGCTACTTTTTTGTTAGATGTAGCATTATCAATGCTATTAGTAGGCTTATTATTAACTTTTTCATTTACTATCTCCTCTATTTTTGGTTCTTCTGGTACAGCAGTAGTTACTGCCTCAGTTATTTCTTCTATAGGTTGTTCAGGTTCAACAGGACTTGTTACTGCTTCTTCTACTATAGTTTCCTTACCTATTGGTTCTGGTTGTCTAATATTTGATGTAGGTCGTTGTAACAAACCTTGGGCTTGACTCACAGCATTAGCTGCTAATGATAATGATTTACCACTGTCATGGTCAATTACAGTTTGTAATATATCTCTTCCTGTAGTCATTACTCTTTACCTAAATTAACTTTAGGGAAAAATTTAGTTAATAAATCATTAACTGTTTTATCCATAGGTTCAGATTTACCAGAAACTTTTGCTACCTTATTATCTATCATAGCTATGTCAGTTATTCTTTTTAAAGAATCATTTATTTTATTTATTTGTAATGGAGATAAATCAGGGTTATTCTCAGCAGTAATAAAGAGTGTACTATTTGTTCTATTCGCTGATAAATTAAGTTCAGCATCTCCAATTACAGCATATAAACCTTGTCTTGTTGTTTCTGTATACACATCTAATTGGTTTTTTAGTTGCATAGCAAAGTTTTGGTCATTAACTAATTCACCAAGTACAGGCTCAGGCATAGAGTTTATGTAAGGTCTTAATTTTTGTTCTTGAAATTCTAATAACTCTACTCCACTATATGTACTACTAGGTAAAGTTAAAGCAGATGTATAAAATACTTTAAGCTGGTCATCAATTTTACCTGTTTTTTTAATACTTTCTAAAGCAATATTATGTTGATTTGTAGCTATCTTCATAGGTAAGTCAGGACCATCTACTGCCATAAGTCTTTCAGATATAGGGTCAGTACTTCTAATACCCTTAGTTAAAGTTAAAACATTAGCAGCTACGTCTTGTATAATCTCATTAAATGCTACTACATTGTTTAGCTTCATATTTTGAGCAATAGATGCTAGTTTTTCTTGAACCTCTAGCTCTGATAAATTATATCTTTTAAGAACATTAAGTTTATCAGTTTGTATTTGTACACCTACATGATTTGTTATCTCACGTAAGACATTAGTTTTGTCAGCTCTATCTATAAATGATTGTTCCATTCTTTGTAAATCTGTTACTAAATTAGCTGTAAGAATAGGTCCCTCATTGACACCTTCAGGAAAACTAGCTATAATTCCATTTACTTTACTTTTAGCCTTTACTATTTCAGAACGAGCTAAGTCAGCCTTATCATCTATATTCATATCACTCTTAGCTATTTCTCTTAATCTTAGTTGTAAATTACCATAAATCGTAGTGTTAGTTCTTTGTAAACCATCATCTTCTTTCCAAGCATTATAAGCAAGTAGTTTAGTTTTTTGGTCTTGCCCTTTAAGCATAGCAATAAATTCGTCTGTCCTTTTCATATCAGCTTGAACATTTTGTATTCTACCATAGGCTTTTTGAATTTGAGAGTCAGTCATTCCTGAAGTATCACCAACATATGTTTCAACTTCTTCAATCATTTTAGTTCTTTGTGCTATCATTGCAGTCTGTCTAGCTTTTAATAAAGCTGAGTCTGAAGCTATAATATCATTAATTCCTGTTGCAGCAAAAATAGTATTCATTTTTTGTGCTATTTCTACTTGATATGCAGGGTTATTACTAGTTAATTCAGCTGCTTTTGTCATCATTCTATGTTTCATTTCTCCAGGACCTATTCTACCTTGGTCTTGAGCTAATTCTAACTTTTCATTTAACATATCTATTTCATCTGTAATAGCAGAATTACCTGCATCTTTAGATAAGTCATCTTGTAATCTTAACTTTCTCTGTTGTAAATCATTTGTATAAGTTTCAGAACCCTGTAGATAGTCTTGAGATAACTGATTAGCTGCATCAGTAGCTACATCATCTATATATTGGTCTTTAACTTTACGAGCAACCTTTATACCTTCAGTAAGTCCTTGTGCTATAGCTCCTGTAGTATTAAAACTTGCAGGTATAGACTGAGGATTTTCATAAGTTAATCCTGGGCTAATCTCTTTTATTTTATTAGTAGTAGTAAAATCCATCGGTGTTTGTTTTGCCATTAGAAATATTCCTTATTTTTTAATCGTTCTTGTCTATATTCAAGTACATCGTTCTCTTTATTAGAAGCATTCGTATGCTCCATGATTGTTAAAACATGTTCTACACCTTCTTTTTGAACTTGATTACCATTGTTTTTAAATATCTCTCTTAAGTTTTGAAATTCTTTTATCTTATCAGGAGATACTCTTTGGGTATTTGATTGTTTTTGTACAGCTTTAGTAAATACATTATCAATTAATTTACCTGAACCTCTACGTTGATACTGTGTCATTAAGTTTAAAATATTAGCTGCTCTTTCTTCAGATAAGAAATCAGACCCATTGAGAGTAGCCTTTAATCCTCTCATTAATTCAGATATTTGAATAGGTGTTGGAGTCTCACCTAAAGTTAATACTAGTGCTTTATAATACTGTTCAGCTAAAGCTGTGTCTGCTTCCTTAGTATTTTTAGCATTAGCAAAGTTTTCAAATATTAATCTTTCTGCTTTACTTTGTACAGAAGTCCAACCAAATAAATATTGTTCTGCCTTAGTATAATTTTGTCCAGATAATTGTCCTAGTTTAGAACGTTTATCTGCTATTAAAGCAGTAGTAACAGCTCTTGCTAGACCACTTGTAAGACCTGTAAGTTTAGCTACAGCCTTATAAGAACCTAATACTTGTTCTTCTGTTTGAGTAATATCTGATATAGCAGGAGACCAGATAGCTGAGAACATATCTGTTATTCCATCCTTACCCCATATATCTTTTAGTAACTGACCTGAAGGACCAAATGAAACATTGCCACCTTCACCATCTTGCATCATATACCTATATATTGCTCCATAACCACCAAAAGGCATATCAGCTCCCATAGGAGAGAATCTTAAATTAAACTCTAAATCAGATTTTAAAAGGTTACCTTCTTCATCATATGTAGGAAATGCAGCATCAGCCATACCATTTATAACTATATTAAGTAAAGATAAATCATCTAATTCATTTACTACTTCTTGACCTTTTTCTTCACCAAAGGCTTGACTAAATAGTTCTAGTAATAAACCTCCCATACCATACCAGACACCACCTCTAACTCCATATGTCATTGTATTCCAACCTGTTAAAGCTGCCATTTGTTTAGCATTAAATGGTGTAGCAGAAGTATTCCATAAACCTTCTGATGACTTAAATATAAAAGAACTAAACTGTGCAAATGTAGCTAAAATAGGTACTCGTTGTATACCCATTTCACCATACTTATCCATAGAACCAGCTAACTTACGAGCACTTGAATTAATTTCTTCTAGTGCTTTAGCACTTCTCCAGTTTTTACCTGGATTTTTTTGTGCCCAGTCTATTCTAGCAGCCATCCAGGTGTTAACCCTGCCCATTAACTCACCTTGTTCAAAGCCTATTTGCCCTACTTTCTCGTTCATTTTACCAAATACTCTAGTATCTTTACGAGACTGTAACTTTTTAGGACCTTGACTAAAGAAGTTTTTAGCAAAGGTATGGTCAGCTATGTGAAAGAAACCTGAGTTTTTACCATTAGCAATAATCAAAGCTAAATCTTTTTTAGATAAATCTAATATGTTATCTGTATTTCCTAGTATTCTTGCATCATTATCAAGTAACCAATCATAACCTGTACCTAATTCTTTAGCATACTTTTTAGAATTTATATTATTTCTTGTCATCATATGCACTATATGTGAAGTTTGACTAAAGGTTTTTTTATAGTTATTTAATGTTTGTACATTAAATCCTGCATAACCACCTACAGCTAAATGCCCAAAAGAGTTAGCTGTTTGTATAGCCCAATGCCACATAGGTATTTGCCATTGAATTTTTAATGTAGAGGTAGTTCTCATTGCAAAGTTATGAGCTAAACTTGGTCTTTTAGATATAGCATATGCTCCAGGTATAGCCTTCTCAATAGCTCTAGACATTACCGGCATTGATTCCTCTAATGATTTTGCTTTTGATTCACCATATTCAGCAAGTCTACCTGCAACCTTTTGCATACTTCTACCTATCCAGTTTGGAACATGACCCTGGTCTAGTACCATAATTTGTTGTAATTCTTTATTTGCATTAGCTATTATTGCTCTACGTTCTTTAGGGTCTAATGTATCTTTCCATTGAACATCTGCTTCCATTCTCCCTAGTTCATTTCTAGATTTAGGAAATTCAACTAAACCGCCAACAATTTTATCTTTATATGTATCTATCCATAATTGTTTATACTCATTTAATAATGGTGCCATATAAGCTCTACTACCATTAGATTCTGTTGCCATAACAAAGGATGCAAAAGTATCTTCATAGACAGCTTTAGCTACAGGTAAATCAGTCCTTTGTATTGATGATGCCATACTTTCTTCTCTAATAGCATTAGCTTCTAGTCTATCTCTAGATACTAACTCATCAGCTAGTCTTATTTCAAAGAACTGTCCATCTGTATTAATATTAGATTCTTTAGCCCAAGCTTCTACATTATTTCTTAGCCATCTTTGAGCTCCTATTTCTGTTGGAGCTACAGCAATAGCTCTACCATAACCTCCATCTTGCATTTGAAGAATCCATGATTCTCTAGTACCACCTTCTTCTAAATGTTTTTCAAATGTTCTATTGATACCATTAATAGTTACTTCTTTAGGGTACATTCTTACAAAGTTAGTTCCCTTCATAATAGCTGGCATATGCCCAGTACGGCTTCTTAACACTTCTTGAGGTAAAGCTTGAGCTTCTTGTTTTCTAAATATACCATATTCAAACACACGACCTTGTGAGTCTGTATAGTTTTTAGCAAGTCTATAGATTACTATATTAGTACTACCATCAGAATCATGTAAAGTTTTTTTATTACCTAATACAAAGTTAGATTGTGATGTAGCACTTTGTACTGGTTTTCCGTTTTCAAAATCCCATACTTCTCTTGGGTGTACTTGATTTGTATTACCAGCTTCATCTTTTATTTGAGGAAACTCAAAATCATCTTTAGCAACAATTCGTTCTGTTATAGGTTTACCATTTTCACCTATCTTAGGGTTACCCTCTGAGTCACGAGCAATAGCTATAAAAGATTTTGTATATCCTAATTTAGACAACCTATCAAGTTCAAATAAGTTCTCTGCTTGGAATCTAAACCTATTTAATCCTCTAGACTTAGTTATCATTTGTTGATAAAAATAAGCTGTTTCCAAAGGTAAATCAGGTCTACCTAACATAGTTGTTATATCATCTACAGTTAAATAATCTTTATAGTCTAAAGATTTTTTATACAATAAAGCCATATCATTTCTACCTGATTGGTCTAGTTTATTAATATCTTTTTGTAGATTTGATAAAGAGTCTTTAAACCAAGCCTCTCCTCTAAGACCTGCCATTTGCATTTTAGACTCAAACTTAGCATTTATAGAACCAAAGTGAGCTAGACCTTTCCATAACCAAGTACTACCAAATAAAGTTTGTGTAAAGATATTACTTCTTTTAGGAGGATTATTAAAACCATCTGTTATCTGTTTAGCTGAATCATAGTATTCTGCTTTTCTATTAATTCTAACTCTAATATTAGGTTCTACAGCTTTATTACCTGCTAGTTCTTTAGCTGTTTGTAAGTCTTTTTCTAGAGTTTTAATTTCTATTTCTCTTAACTCTGCTTGTCTCTTAGCTTTATTTAACCAAGCTTGAGGAGTTACTCCCCTTAACTCTGCTTCAGCTGCAACTCTTTTTTTATTTAAACTAATCTTTCTACTTTCAGCAGCTTGATAAAGTAAGTCTGCTTTTTTACTCTCTAAGTTTTCTACAGAATCTTTTGCTTTTTTAAATAGAGGTGAAGCTTGTAGTTCTTCAAGACTTTTAAAACTCTTTCTTACAATATTATCACCATCTACATGTTCTATAATTAATTCAAAATCTGACTTACCAGACTCTTTAATCTTTTCTAAAATAACTGATATAGCATCTGAAGCTTCAGCTACATTTGTATAATTTGTTCTGTCACTTTTACTAAATACTATAGAAGTTCTAAGCTCTGTTCCTGTATCATAAAAAATACTATCTGAATTTCTTTGGTATACATCTACACCACCAGTTATATCATCTAATACATTATCTGTATCTCTTATCCAAGCTTTTCTTTTTTCTGGAAACAAGTGACCTTCATTAGTGAAAAAAGATTGTCGCATAGTCTGGTTTAATTTCTCTTGTAAACTCCACTCATGCATATCTAAATGTTTACTTTTATTAAGTATACCTCCTAGAATAGGAGCAAATGCTAAACCTATAATTGCTGTACGTTTTACACCTGCATTTCTAGCTATACTACCTGATTTATCTCGTATAATGTTTATTGTTAAGTCTGATGCTTTTTTTACATTAGCTACATTTATATTTTGAAAAGGACTATCTAATGGTACTTCATTAGCTTTATCAAGTATATTACGTTGATTAATTAAAGGTTGTCTTGGTGCATTAGGTTGAGCTTCATCTAAAGCTTCTAAAAATTTAGCTACTGAACTATCATAACCTTCTTTACTTAAATCATATCTTCTTTTAGTATTTCTAGCTACTGCTCTTCCTTTTTTTAAACCAGCTAAAACAAAGAAAGATGCTATTTCAAGAGGTACCTTGGCTGCTTGTGGATTGTCTTTATTTATTTTTTTAGCTACCCACATAAAACCATCATCAATAGTTTCAAAAGTACTCATAGTAATTGAGTCTTGTGTTATATACTCTTCAAACTCTTCTTCAGTAGCTGCTAGACCACCTACTCTCATAACAGTATGCCAGAAGTCTCTCCAGTTAAGTGCTAAATCTCCAACTATACCAACCCCTTGGTAATCATTAAAGAAACCCATAACTTTTTCAGGTTCTTGAGCATATAGTTTTTCTACATATGCTCTCATTTCTGTCATATTTTCTATTGCTCTAAGCTTTTCATTATCATTTAAAAACAACTCACCAAAAGCATCTAATGCTTTATTATCAGGGTTTGCTCCTTCAGCTCTACCTACAGGAGTACTAGACAATATACCTACATACATAGGTAACTCAGCAATTAAAGCATTAAATAATTGAGTTGTATTAAGACCTAGACCATAGAAAAAACCATCATTTTCTTCTAGTTCATCATCTGTCATTTCAAGAAACTTAGTATATCCTGGGCTTAAATCAGCTAAAGCTTTTAATAGTTTACTAGCCTGAGATGTATCTACATTTACTCCAGGATTATTTTCTGTAAAATACATCATATTTTTACGTAAGCTATGACCTATTTTTAAAGACTCTTCAACTAAATTTTGTTTATCCATACTCATGTATAGACTTTCTACTTCATCATCAGAACTAGTAGCTGCTTGTTCTGCAGAAATAGTTTCAACATATTTATCTCTTATACTCATAGGAGGATTAAACCCATAGGTATATGCAGTTAATAAACCTTTCTTTTCTTCTAAAGGGACTTCCTCATCTTCTATGAGACCCATCATAGTTTGTTTTACAGACTCATCTTGTTCTTGTGTTATAGCTTGTTGAGTCATATTTATTAAAGAAGACGTACCCATTAAAGAGTACTCTTCCATTATATTTTCAAACTCTGTTTTACTTTCTTCTGCACTTAACTCAGCAGTGTAGTAAGCATCATGTTGTAATTGTTCTAAATCGTTTAGACTAGTTACACCACCTGCAGAATATGAAGGTATCTCTTGTTCTGGTTGAAACCCATTAGTTAATTTTTCTTCCATATTATTCCTTAAATAACATACTTAGGAAAAGGCATACCTGAAGAAGGTGATTTAGTAGGAGCAATTGCTGGAGAATCAAACAATTTACCAGCACTCTCAAAAATACTACCACCTAATACACCTATATCACTCCACATAGAGCTTCTACTTCCTGCTTGATTAGCTTGACTTCCATAGTTAGCTGACATAGTTTTAAGATTTGTTATTTGATTACCTACATCTTGAGCTACATTAATATTACCTTGAGCTACAGATGCTTGTGTGCCTATAGAACCTATAGCTCCTACATACCCTGAAGTACCTCCTGCACCAACAGCTGAGCCATAACCACCACCTACTTGTGCTTGAGCTATCCTTGCTGCTCTAATTGACTGATACCTACTTCGTTTCATAACTAATTGATTATATCTATTTCTAGCTGCATCAGCTTTATTTGCTGCTTCAACTTTCTGTTGTTCAAACCTAGATTGTTTCTTTTGATATTTTTGAGCTTGTATACCACTATAGGCTTGTAGTCCTAAACCAGCTGCACTTAGCATAGTAGATGTAGTAAACCCTTCAGCAGCTAGCATAGGTCCACCATAGTAAATAGCGGCTCCAGCGAGTGCATAGGGTGCTACTTTTTTAACTATTTTTGTTACTGACTTAACTGCTTTACCCATATTATATCTCCAATACTGTTAAATAATTTAATAAACCATCATCTGTTAAAACAATGCCTTCTATACCTGGAACTTCTTTTGCTCCAAACACTATATTAAACTTCCTTTCTTTTTTTGATTCACATAAACCAAAAACTCTTTTAATACCTCTGTTTCTAAGTTCTTGTTTAGCTACTTCTAATCCTTTTAAATATCTTTTAAACTTATTATGACTCCATGAATGACATTCTATATGCATTACCCATTCATCCATTTCTTTATTAAAACTAATTCCTATAAAGCCATTGTCTGACTCATCATATAACTTTTCCATACTATCCAGTTGATAACATAGTTACTGGATGTCCCCACCCTAGTAACTTCATATCCTTACCTGCTTCTGATTTAATATATAGGCTTAGACATTTACCTGAACCTCTAAGTTTATTTTTAGTTGATACTACTGTTTCTCCATTATCGAAGGGGTCTGATACACTTGCTGGTGTAAAGTTTCTAAGTATTCTATATGCTTGAAACTCAGGTCCCCATTTACCATTTGCTGTTGAATTAGACCAACCCCACTGTGCTTGTACTTTACAAGATGATTGATTTTTAAGTATTAGGTCAGAACCTGATGCCTCAAACCCATCTTCTGTTTGTTCTAGAAAAAAGAAAACATAAGGTATTTGTTTTGTTCTCATTATATCACCAAACAATTCATAACCTGTATATAAGAAACTAGAGTAATCTGTACCTGTACCATCTTTAGTTTTCCAATCTAAAAAACTAGAGTTCTTATATTTAGATATTGTAAATGATGTACCATCTATTGTTAAGAAACTAAACTGCTCTGTTCTATTTGTAGCTAATTCTTCAGGAACAACTAAAGATGTACCAGAAGTATCTGTAACAGTATCTGTTCCTGCTAACACAGCTGCTTCTCTAGATATAACTGTATACCCAGGTATTTCTACGTAGTCTGCATTATATACTACTGAACCTGATACAGAAGCTATTTCATTTTTATACCATGCTTTAAGAGTTAAATCATATATTAATTCTTTATTATAATTGTTAGGATAATTTACTGATGAATAAGATGCCGTATCATTAAATAAATATCTAACTCTATTTTCTTTTTCATCATAGAAACCTTTACAAAAGTTTTTAGCTAACTCTGGTATTTCTAAATATAACTGTTGTATAGTTGTTAATGATAAAGACTCTGCTGCAAATCTACCTGATGCTTGGTCAACTTTAAGTAAGTATATTCCTGCTTTAGACCAGTAAATAAAGTTACCATTTACATTAACTACAGAGTCTCCATTTGTAATACCATTAGTTGATATTTTACTTGCTTGGAAAGATGTAGCAATAAACCCTCCAGTATCTCCATAAATCTCCCACACGCCATTTTCTGCAAAAACTAATACTGAGGCTTGGGATGCTATAATTTTAACAACACGAGTAATATCTGGTATCTGTATAGAACCCCCATCTGTATCTATTAAGTCATTAATACCTGGGTCTGTAGGGTCAGCTTCTTGATAACATATTCCTAAATCTTCATCACTACGTATAACTTTACTAAAAAAGATATATCCTGAATAGTTTGGAGACCTATTATCAGGGTCAGTTACATTTGAATCTATACCTGAATAAAATAATCTTTGAGCATATGAAGTAATTGTACTTATATTTCCTTCTTCTCTATCAAGCTTTAGTCCAGAAGGTACATCAGATTTATCCATTCTACTTGCACCACGTTCAAAAGCATTAATAATAAAACTACCTTTAGCTATTTGATAGTTAGAGAATGAGTTTTTAATTAAAGTATTAGGTTCATATTTTTCATAGTTAGCACTAGAAGAATCAGATATTTTACCTAATGTCCAGTTATCAGAGTTAGAAGGGTATTGCCCTAATTTAAAGAAAGTATAATCAAGAGCATCTGGATATGTTGCATTAGCAGTAACAATGTTTTTATTCCAGCCTTGATTACGTAAATTATATTTATGTTCAGGGCTTAATGAAACAGGTCTAGTGTCAAGAAATAACCCATCATCTACTCCATAAATATCTCGTATTTCTAAATTAATTACACTTTGTGTAACTAGTCCTGTAACTTTATCATAAGTTAATAGTATAGGAGTTTCTAAATCTTTTGATACAAGAATACATTTATTATTAACAACTGATACTTCAATATCATTATTTTGTAATCCTGCTATAGTAAGATAGGTACCACCATTTTTAAGATTAGCTGAAGGTGAATCAGCAAGTAGATTCATAAACCAAAGTCTATCTTTAATACGAACAATACCTAATGATACAGCAGTATCTCCAGCAGGACTATCCCATCTATGAAAAGATTGTTTACTTTCTTTAATGTCTGCTACAGTAAGACCCGTAGAAGTTAAAGCATATCCATTTTCATAGTCTACACCTAGTCTTCTAGACCTTGAACCATCACGGTTAAGGACAAAATTAGATTCATCTATTGATGCATTATCAGGAAATGTTAACTGATTAGCTTCAGTTATTAATCCTTTAATAAACGACCTATAAGCGGTTTCACCCTTCTTTGCCATCAACTTCCTCTTTTAATTTGTTTTTAGCTAGTCTTTTTTCTGTCTTAGCTCTTGCTTTGTCTCTTTCATCTACTTCTGGTTTAGGTATATTCCTACCTAAGTAACTAGCTACTGCTACATCCATAAAGACTAATGATGTGTATACTCCTGATATTTCTTGTGGAACTTCTCCACCTTCATTCCATTGAAATATATAATGTCCACTATTAGGTTTAACTACTGCTTGTAGTTCCATCTTACCATGTGTTTTATAACTCTTAATGACATTGGTCATGTCTATCTCCTTATTATTATCTTTTACCGCCCATTAATTTCTTAGCCATCATTGTACCATAATGTGGTACACCTTTAGACCTACCAAGTCTATCTTCTTTCACCTTTTTAAGTTTTTTGGTTTTTATTTTTTGCATACCACCAAGCTTAGTATCATCAGTAATTTGTCTTACATCACCTCTTTTACCTACTTTATCACTACTATAATCAGGAGAATTCTCACCTACTTTATTAGGTTTATATAAGTTTTCTCCTTTAGTAATATTACCAGGCTCCATTCTTTTTACAGTAGCTTTCATATAAGAAGGCATTTCTTCTGATGAAGCTGCTTTATTTACTGGAGAACCTCCACCATATCTAGGAGCTCCTCCTTTTTTTTGTTTTGCTCTTTTTAAATTTCCTTCTAACTGTTTCTGTTTATTTACTGGATTTTCTGGGCTTAGTATTCCTTTTAAGCTACCTAATAATTCTTTTAAATTCATTATGTAAATCTCCTTTGTTTTTTAAGTTTAGGTTGTTTAACGTTTTTAAATGTTAGTGTTTTTTGACTAAGTGGCTTGATTGTAGTAATTTGACTAGTTTTACTAGTAGACAACAATTTTGCAACTTGTGTTTTAATTTTATTCTTTTTCTTTCCATACTGTTCTTTGTGTATAAATGATTTAGTATTCTGTGTAGTAAAAGTCAATATTTGCTACTCCTTGTTTTATTAGAAGAATGTCTACCATAGTTAGGATATGATACCTTTAGCAATCTTCCAAGCATCTTGGCTCATTCTACGTCTTTGAGTTACAGAAATTTGTTCTGCTTTTTGATTAGCCATTTGTTTTAATGTTAAGAAACAAGCAGACTTAGCTTCATTAAGTAAGTATGTAAACATTTGTACTGGTAAGTCAGGAGTAAATGTATCTGACATTGTAAAGGCTACTGACCTTTTACCATGACATTGTGTCTTAGTATTTTGTAATGTTGTATCTATAGTACTTAAAAAAGAATCAAACACTAGGTTCTCATCATCAAAAGATGTAAAGTATTGAGGACATTTATTCTTAAGTATGTTAATAGATATACCTGTAGTATCTGTTACTACTTGTACTGTAGCAGTATCTGTACTATCTCTAGTATCTACTATACTCATAAACTCTTCTGGTAATTTATATTCTATAGTTTGATATAAATCTTTTGCTGTACCTGTTTTTTTATTATTATATTTAATATATTTTAAATCAATTATATCATCAGGTAGTGCCATATGAGTAGGTCTAGCTGCAGTACCACTTGCTTGTAATCTAAACATTTCGTATAGAAAAGCATAGTCTTTACCATCAATAATGTTATAGTAAGTTGTTTTAACTATCTGAGCTACTTGTAAAGCTTCTACACTATCATTAATACTATTGACATCATCTGAATCCATGTCAGATAAAATGTCTTGAGTTATTGCTAGTAAATTCATTTTAGCCATTATACTGCTCCTAGTACTCTCATTGACAAGCTAGCATACTGTATTGTAGTACTAGCATCTGCTTTAGAAAAGATTTCTATATAATCATTAGTAGCCATAGTAGTTGTGCCTATAAGTGTAATATTTCCAAAGTCAGCTGTAGTTGTAGTTCTTATACTTCTTGAACCTGCTAGTTCTGTACCATTTTTAAATAGTGCAAACTGTACAATTTTATTACTTCCTGAAGCTTGGTTACAAGCCATAGATACTGTAATGTTTACATTCTTTGTATCTGTACCAGTGTAAATTAATCTAGCATTAGGTTGAGTACTTACCGTAAATCCTGAAACAACTCCAGGTATCCATGAAGGGTCTAGTACTACATCAGATGTTGTATTAGCTTGCGTATATGTAGGTGAAGCTGAGTTAAATGCAATATACACTGAAGCTTCTGCATTAGGTGGTGTCCACACACCTGAGCCAGAACCATTAGCGACATACACAGTCTTATTAGCTGCTGCAGCCACTCCTTTCGGTTCATGTAATTCTGCACCTGTTATAAGTTTATGTTGTACTGTCATAATGTTTCCTGTATTAAATTAGGGGTAAGCCCTCCTAAGAGGGCGTTACCAAGGTATTACACGTCGTATTTAAATTTAACTACGACTCTAGCAGAACCTGCAGTATAAGTACCTGTAGTTGCTGCTACTAATTGTCCTGCTGCTGCTCCAACTGTAGTGCCTACTAAAGCACCTGCACCAACAACAACTTTATTTGCTGTTAATACTGATGTAGCTGTTGCTGCTACCAAACCATCAGCATCTATTACAGTGCCGTCAGCTTGATACAAACCGATAGTTAGGTTAGTACCACCAACCCAAGCATCATCTACATACAATACAGCTTCAACAATAGAAGCATTTGCAGGTATAGTTTGCGGAAGATTACTATTTAGTACTGCTGAAAGATTGTCGAAGCTAAAAGACCACTCCGCACTCTTAACAATACCCTCTTTTGTAGACTCTTGACCACCAAATTTATTTTTAGTAGTACGAGTCCCATAATGATTTGCAACGCCCCTAATAGGAGCCATTTCAATAGTCATATTATTTCTCCTTAATAAGTTGCATCGTCAGTTAATAAAACGCCTAGTGTATCAGCACGCTGAACACCAAACCCAAACCTAGAAGTAACTTGATATTTATCAGCTCTTTCTTCTTGGTCTCTCCAACCTTCTGTTTGCGGAGCACGTCTCCATGCATGCATAACAGGCTTACATGAATCATCTGCTACGCACATGAAGATGTTAGCTTTGTCACCAATTTCAGCTGTATCATTAGCTAGGTCATATGCTGCACCGTTAATAGCTTCTGTTGCTGTAAGTGATGGTAAGAAGTTAGAAGTATAAATATCCCAACCC